CAATAGCTCTTTCACTTGCCATTGATTCTTGTAGACTTGCAAAGGTTCTATTTATTTCTCTTGAGATGTCAAAAGAGGAACTTGCAAAAAGATATCTATCGTTTATTGCAAATGTAGAGAATTACAAAATCAGAAGTGCGAGATTAACCGAAACTGATTTAAAACAAATCACAGAGCAACTTTACGGAATGAATATGGACTTCTTTCTTGATGATGGCAGCAATAGTGATATAAACGACATTGTGGCAAAGATAAAACTTCACAAGGCTAAACATGGCTTAGATATAGTTTTCATTGATTATATGCAATTAATTAAAAGCCATCAGAAAGTAAGAGAGCAAGAGATTGCACATATTAGCAGAACTCTTAAACTTTTGGCTAAAGAGTTAGGAATTACAATAATAGCACTCGCACAACTTTCAAGAGAAACTGAAAAACGAGCTGAAAAGAAACCAATGCTTTCAGATTTAAGAGAGAGCGGTCAAATTGAACAGGATGCCGATATTGTTTTATTCCCATTTAGACCAGCGTACTACTCAGATGATAAACCTGAGATTGAAATGGATGCTGAGTTAATTATAGGCAAGAATAGACATGGGCAATGTGTATCTGTACCAATGTCATTTGAAGGAAGATACACACGCTATAAAGAAATACTATGAAATTAGGCAGATTTGATTGTAGTACAGGCTTAATTAATATATTATATCAATTAGGGGATATTTCAGTTAGAACATCGACAATAAAAGATATGCTTTTAATTGACAAATTGCAAAAAGAGAATAGTAATGCAGTAGGGTTTATTCAGAAAACAATTTGGGAAAATTACGTTTTTGGTGGAGAAAGAAACTTTGTAGCTTTAATATGTGAAGCAAATAAAGATGCGGTTGGATATGTTTTAATAACTCCTGGCAAAGGTGCTTATACTTATGCAAAGATTCAACAAATTGCAGTTAGAAATGATGCAAGACGTTTACATTATGGAACTGCATTAATAGATGTATGTAAACAATTTTGTATACAATTTCACAGAATTGGTTTTACTTTAAGATGCAGAACTGATTTAGAATCAAATAACTTTTGGAAAAACTTAGGATTTACTCAATATGATACATGGGAAAAAGGAAAAATAAATCATGTAGGATTCAAAGCGTCAAATGATATCAATTTATATAAAATAGAATTAAACACTAACATATTGCAATTATTTTAACTATGAACTACGAATACGAATACATCAAACTAAAAGCAGCACACACTCGTTTAAAAAACACCTACGAAAACAAACTTGAAAGTGCTAAGAGAGAAATCCAAGAGTTAAGACAAATGATTCTTAAACCTGAGCAGAAAACAAAAAAGGTAGACAAGAACTTTGATGAACTATTACGTATAGTTTGCCAGGAATCCAACGTAATACCAAAAGACTTTTTCTCTCGATCAAGAAAGCGGGAGTATGTAATTGCAAGAGCCATGTTCTGTTATTTTGCATACAGAGAGTTAAATCAGTCACTAAAGAAAATCGGACTATATTTAAACCGTGACCATAGCACAGTAATTCACGGTAGAGATATGATAGGAGACTATTTAGACATCAACATGAAGTTTGAAACTGCAATGCACAACAGAATTAAATCACGACTTAATGCGATTCCTGACGATTACCTTACGGAGGTCACGAGAATATCTCCATATTTGTCTTAACAATGAAGAAGAAGTCATCTACTATTGGAGAAAGTACACAAAGTTAGGATGGGAGTTAGTATCAGTTGATGAATCACTTACAACAAGAGTAGTGTGGAAACAATATTGATAACTTTGGTCAAATTAAAAAGAAATTTGTTAAATCAAAAAACCACAAATAATATCGGAGCTAACGCAGTCTACATGGCTGCGTGAGTTCTGCATAAAGATTGCAGGTGAACTTTCAAGCGACTTATATCAAGAACTATTTGTTATCTTATGCGAAAAGACAGACGAATGGATAGAAGAAAAATACAAGAGCGGCTACTGGGAAGGCTTTGTCATTCGCATCTGTTTGAATCAATATTACGGGAAATACACTAACTTCTCAAAGAACTTTGTCAAACCAATAGGACTATATGACACAGAAGGAGTTGAAATAATAGAAGAGAATGATTCGATGTACAAAGAGGCACTATATAGCACTATTGATGACATTGTAAGTTCTAAAGAGTGGTATGAGCAAAAGATTTGGACATTGTACTGTGAAGGCGACAACAAACTTGAAATCAAACCACGATCTGCAAGAAGCATCAGCAGAGCAACCGATATAAGTAGACAGGAAATACTCAGAGTAATTAACACGATTAAAAAAGAAATAAATGAAAGACTTGTTGCAAATTTTGGGGATAGCATCGATGAGCATAATTTGGGTGCGTGAGTTTGGCTACAGATTCAAGAAACCTTTATCATGTGAGTTGTGTCTATCGTTTTGGATTACCCTATTTTGGTTTCATTCCATTGAGGGCATACCCTTAGCATTTTTAGCAGCAGCAAGTTCAACGATTATAAATAAATACTTATGACGGCAATACAACAATTAATGAATGTACTAAATGAATTACATCCTAATTTGTTAAATGTACATACCAATGGCGGTAGAGAATTTGTCAAAACTTGTCATAAATTTTTGCAAGTAGAAAAGCAACAAATAATTAAAGCCTATCATCAGGGTGTGACTGATGAACACGGTGACACAATAACATTTACAACTGAAGGCGAAGACTACTACAACTCAACATATAAATCATGACACAAGAAGAAATAAACTACATCATTACCGAGATTCAACCACACTTCACTAAGTGGAAGCATAGTGGTTTTATGAGGTTAGCACCAGAGGACTCAGTAAAAGTCAGAGACATCTACTTTAGAGAGATGGGCAGACCAATGCCGACTTGCTCTAATTGTTTTGTCGAAAGTCTATATTCGTTAATTGTAAGAGCAGAAGCACAACAAGAAATACAAGCAGCTACTATTGCAGATGATGAGCAAAAACCAAAAAGAAAGAGAAGAACAAGTTAAATTCGCTGAATACTTAGCACACAACTCTTATGTCTTATACGACATCGTGAGAGGTGTTAGTTATTGGAGCAACGGAAAAGAAACAAAAACAACAAAACAACTACTAAGGGAATATGAACTCATTCGGAGGAACTTGGAATAATCAGCAATGCTTTGATTACGAAATGCGGAACGGCATCCATTTGGATAACCCATCTTTTGTAAATATTTATGACGATGTTGTAAATGAAATCACAACTCTGTTAGATATTAAAACACACACAGATTTAGGTGGTGGAGTTGGTGCTTATTGTTTAGCAATGAAAAAGAAAGGCATCAAGACTATTTACTACGACCTGAATGAACATCATTACGAATACGCTCATGAGAGAAATGTTGCCGATGAATATCATATCTGTGATTTTACAACTAAGAAAATCAAGGCAGATTTTGTTAGTTGCATAGAAGTAATGGAGCATATTGAAGATGACAAGTTAAAGCCTTTCTTAGCGAATCTAAAGTGCAACTACTTTCACTTCAGTTCAACTCCTCACTATTCTAATTTTGACAAAGAATGGGGACACATCAACATCAAGTCTGTATCACATTGGGTACACTTATTTGAGCAATGCGGATTCACTCTATTACTGGAGATGTCAAAGCCTACAAAGTGGAGTTTATTATTTAAGAAAAAAATGAACTAATAGTACATTATGTTGTTTGAAATTAAATTCGCTGAATGGATTGCTGAGAATCATTGGACTTGCTGCGATGAACACGACTTCATTTACTATTGGTGTTCTGAAAGCAAAGGAATGTCACAAGTGCCAACAGATTTACTCTTTGATATTTTTTTAAATGAAAAAGCACACTAAAATATATTTAGAATATTTCGGATACGATCAAAGCAGTTGGATTGCCTGTGAGATGTGCGGACAAACGGCTAATGATATTCATCACATCGAAGCAAGAGGAATGGGCGGCAGCAAAACAAAAGATACAATAGAAAACCTACAAGCACTATGCAGAAAGTGTCACATGGAATTAGGCGATAAGAAAGAACACAAAGTAATGCTGAAAGTAGTACATCAAGTTAAAATGAACGAAAGAAAATGAAAGCAACTATAGAATTTGAACTACCTGAAGACCAGGAACAATATAACTTCGCAAACAAAGGATTTGACTACTTTTGTGTGCTATGCGAAATCGATGAGTTTCTACGTCAGAAAATCAAGTATAGCGAACTTCAAGAGAACGAATATGCTCTACTTGAAGACACAAGAGAGCAACTAAGACAGATGCTATTTGAAAGAGGTATAAGTCTGTAATTACAAAGTAAGTACAAAGTAATGAAAGAGATTCAAGGCAGAAACGGAGGGACTTTAAAAGTGCCCGAAAAAGGAGAGACAAACAATCCTAATGGCAGACCTAAAAAGTTCACTACCTTAATGAAAGAGAACGGCTACTCACTTTCTCAGGTAAACGATTCTATTCAGGTCATAATGTCAATGGACGAAAAGCAAATAAAAGACGTGCTTAAAAACGACGAAGCGACTATGCTTGAAAAGACAGTTGCAAAGGCTATAATAAAGAGCTACGAGAAAGGCTCTCTCTATTCAATGGACACGCTTCTATCGAGAGTGTACGGCAAACCAAAAGAATCAGTAGAGGCTACGGTAGAAGCAAAAGTAATAAACGTAACACTAAACTTAGATTAATGACAGAAAAAGAAGCAATCATTCTACTCATCTACTACAACGATTGGAGAAGAGGCGAAGATATAGAAATGCCGAACCCAACGCAGATAGGAATAGCACTTGATACAATTATAAACGAATATTTTAAACGAAATGGAAACAACTTACTTAGGTAGTGCCTGGTCTGATGACTACGGCTTAAACGTCAGCATCAACATCGAGAAACTAAACGAAGCAATTAAAAGCGGAAAATTAGAAGTAAACAAATACGGTGATGTACGTTTGCGTGTACAAAAATTGAAAGCACAGAACGAGAAGAGCAAAGCTACTCACTCGGTTGCCGTGCCAAAGCCAAAAGTAGAAGCACCGTTTTAATGAGAGTAATTTGTCTACTTGACGGAGCGAACGGCGTATCTTTCCACCGATTGTATACGCCTTATCTTCGTTTGCAGCAAGATCACGACATTACCGTAGATGTAAGTCTGAACCACGAAGATTGGCTAAACCTCGACTATCAGCAATACGATTGCGTTATATTTAACCGTTGGTTAGGAAGGTATCAGTACAACATACTTCCATTACTTGCAAAGTACAAAGTGCCTTACATCGTTGACCTTGACGACTATTGGGTACTTCCGAAGTACAACCCAGCGTATAAGTTTTACAGAGCCTACATTAAAGACGGAGTTAAGAATGCTTTAACCTATGCCGATGGAGTGCAGGTTACGACTCCACAACTTGCTGAAAAGATAAAGGAGTTTTACAAGGGCGACAATATAACTATAGCTGAAAACGCAGTAGACTTTACACAGCCTCAATGGAACGTAAATAAAGACCATACACCAACGATTGGTTGGGTTGGTGGAATAAGTCACGTTGAGGATATAAAGTTGTTAAGTGGTCAAATTAGACCAATTTGTGAGAAGTACGGCTATCGCTTTATAATGGGTGGACACCACGAAAATAGTAGAATGTGGGCAGAGATGGAGAAAGCCATTACAGGAGAGAGCCAAAAGAACAGACCGACATGGTTTGAAACAAGAGTAGGTACAACGCCCGACAAGTACGCTGAGATTTATTCTGAGATAGATATCTGTTTAGCACCTTTGACGGCTCAGACATTTAACCGATACAAGTCAGAGTTGAAGATTGTTGAGGCTGCTGCTTACAAGCGACCTATTTTAACGAGCAATGTAGAACCATACACCAACCACAAAAGTAATTTAGGAGTTTTCTTTGTGCAAAATAACCATTGGACTACACCGTTAACTCAACTGATAGAAAGTGGGAAAAGTAAAGAGGTAGGATTAATCAACTACAACTACTGCAACGAGCATCACAACATTCAAGAGATTAACAAAAAAAGAATAGATTTGTTACAGAAAGTGTGTAGACCATAACGTTGACATCAACGAAATGGTATCATCTCGGTAAAGCTAACACAATGATATGCAAATAAACTACAAGCGACCATTTTTAACGAGTTATCAGAAAGCCATCTTAGATAGTCCTGCACGTTACACGATTACGGCAGCGTCAACTAAGACGGGTAAAACTGCATCTCATATAATTTGGTTGTTTGAACAGAGTTTGGCATTAAAAGAAAACCAAGCAGTTTGGTGGGTTGCTCCTGTGTACCAACAAGCGGAGATTGCATTCAGGAGAATGAAAGCACAGGTGAATTCTCGTGACTTCTTCCAGAGCAATGAATCTAAACTTGTACTAACTACACCCATAGGCTCACGGATAGAATTTAAATCTGCAGAGAAACCTGATAACCTTTACGGTGATGACGTTTTTGCAGCTGTATTTGACGAGGCAAGTAGAGCAAGAGAAGAATCATGGTTTGCTTTGCGTTCTACGTTGACGGCAACAAAAGGGAAATGCAAACTAATTGGTAACGTCAAAGGCAAAAAGAATTGGTTTTATAAGTTAGGAGAGAAAGCCAAAGGAGGCGAACCGAATCTTGAATACTTTAAAATAACGGCTTATGATGCAGCGAAAGAAGGCATCTTAGACGTTGAAGAAATAGAACAGGCAAAGCGTGACCTACCTGACTACGTTTTCAAAGAGTTATACCTTGCTGAACCTGCCGATGACAATTCAAACCCTTTCGGGTACGATAATATAGAAAACTGTATAATTCCTACCCAATCGGGTATAGTTACGGCATACGGCATTGACTTAGCAAAATACACAGATTGGACGGTCATTATAGGACTAAATGAACAAGGCAATGTATGTCACTTTGAGAGGTTTCAAATGGATTGGTCACAGACTATGACAAAGATTTCTAACTTAATCGGAAACACTCCGACCTACTTAGACTCTACTGGTGTTGGTGATCCAATCGTTGAGCAGCTACAACGTAAGCACCCAAGAGTAGTAGGCTTCAAATTTACATCTCAGAGCAAACAACAACTCATTGAAGGCTTGGTGATGGCAGTACAACAGAGGCAAATAGGATTCCCTGACGGGAACATTGCGGACGAAATGCGTAACTTTGAATTTGAATATTCCCGAACAGGAGTAAAATATACCGCACCACAAGGACTGCACGATGACTGCGTAATGTCGTTGGCGTTGGCGTGGGATTGCAAACAACACAACAAGAAAGGATTATTTTTTTATGCTTAACTGGAACAATATAACAATCAAAAAACTACAAGAGATTAACGAGATAGACAAGAACTGCAACGCTATTGAACGTACTGCATGGGTTGTATCTATTTTGACTGAAACGCCCTACGAAGAAGTAGAGCAATGGACACTTGACAAATTAAAGTCAATAGACTTGACATTTCTTCAAGAGATACCTAAGAGTAAATTAAAGTTTACCTTTAAGCACAAAGGCAAACGATACAGACTCGTTAAGACTGCAAAAGAAATGAAGGCTCACCATTTCATCGAATTGCAGGAGTTAATGAAGAAAGACACTATTGAGGTATTGCCTGAGATAATAGCTTGTTTGTCTTATAGCGTGAATATCTTTGGACGCAAGAAAGAAGATGACTATGAGCAAAAGGTAAAAGACTTTGCAGATTTACCTTTGGTGAACTTCTACAATTACGCAGTTTTTTTTTCTCAACTTTATCCGAAGTTATTAGAGGCTACCCTAACCTATTTGAAGGAGAAGGAAGCGAAGATGAAGGAGATGCTTTCGGATGGCTTGGACTCATTGACCGATTAGCAGGAGGCAAACGTAATGAATGGGATATCATTCTTAACTTGTCATTAAAGGAGTTTTTGAATACTCTTTCGTTCCATATAACGGTAAAACGACAACAACAGAAGAGACTTGAAAAGGCAGCACAACAGGGTTTTGAGTCTTATGTTTGTGCTTGTTTGAATGAGTTATTGTAATTAAATTTGCTACAAGAGTATAGGCGAATAACTTCTCAATAGACATAGAACGCTGACGGCTCGGAAAGACGAGCAACATAGTCAGGTGGCGAAATGGTAGACGCTGTTGTATATCCAGGAGTGACTCAGGACGGAGACTCTGCCCGAAAGATATACGACGATTCACTCATAGTCCCAGAGTTAAATACAGGTTCGAATCCTGTCCTGACTACGGGTGATTGGTTATCACTACACAAGACATGCAAAAGGAAGTGATGACGGCTCGGAAAGACGAGCAACATTGCCCTGTAGAATAATGGCAGTTCACCTCACTTTGACTGAGGGCGTTGAGGTTCGAGTCCTCACGGGGCAACGATTGATTCGGGTCATTTTGTCTTGAAAATTATTTAAGTATAGATGGCTTTAAGTTTCAAGCACCAACCAACATCAGGCACAAGTTTTCTTCCTGCATACAACGACAACATTTATGTCGTTTCAGAGTCTGCCTCAGGTACATATTCTCAGTTTAACTTTAGATTCAACTGCGTGATTCAGGACTACGGTGGAGGCACACCGTTTTCTATCACAATGCTCAAAGCACCTATTTACTACAATAGTAATAATAAGGGCGTTTTTAACATCGGTCGTGTCCTTGAAAACTATGTTAGCTACGATTGGGACTACAACGATAGTGCAGCAAGTGGCTGCAATAATTCAGTTTTTGCTTATACTTCAAAGTTTGGCTACGAGTATAGCACAGGGGCAACATCTCCTATAGTGTTATCTACAGGAGTAACTAACGAATCTGTTAGAAAAGTTTGGAATGCTGCTTTAAGCCCTGAAGAGTTAATGAACTACGCTGAGTCTGACTACAGAATGGCAACAGGCTCAACTGCAAACTTCTTAACACACAACCTAAATAAAAGAATTCACATTGATCAAAAAGATTGGCTCTACGCTCTTCACGCTGGTGTACTTAATAGTTTGGATGTTGTTTTTAGTCCAAGTGGTTCTACGACTATCACTGGAACGGCTCAGGACATTACTCGTTTTCCGATTGGGGCAAACATACCAGGTGGCATACCTATTGGAACAAAGTCCTACACTATCACTCCTAAGAATTCAGCAGGAACTACCGTAGGCAGTCCGTACACAATTACCATTGATGACCGATGTAGCAAGTACGCCAACGTAGATTTATACTTTTTAAATCGTTTAGGGGGTGTTGAATCATTCCGATTTGATATGCTGAGACGACAGAGCGTAAATTACAATCGAAAGTCTTATAATCGAAATCCATACACTTTAGACAATACGGCAATCACTTACACTTACGACTCAGAGAGCCATTGGAAAACTGATTACTACACAGACGAAATTACTCGATTTACTTTGAACTCTAACTTTATTACAGAGGCTGAGGCAGATTGGTTAAAAGAGTTAATAGGCAGTCCTTATGTGTGGATGTATGACGGCACTTTAAAAGCGGTGAACATCAGAACGAGTGAATATGAGCGTAAATACCACGTCAACGACAAGGTGTTTAACTTAACCTTAGAAGTTGAAGTAAGTGCAATGGACAAATCACAACGCAGATGATAGAAATAATAGCGGAAGGCTACCAGTTAGAGGTAGGCGGTGACTTACAGATATTAATCACTCGCCAAATAGCGGATATAAGAGAGCCTGAGAAAAGAAAAAGTGATTGGTCAAAGTCATTTACTTTACCTGGCACGAAAGTAAATAACAAGTTCTTTAATGCTTTCTTTGAGGTTGGCAAGTCAACCATCGGAAATAATGTTCAGCAGATTTCCGACTTTAAGGTAAACAAAAAGGCTCAATGCACAATCAT